ATACATACAATGTACATCCGTAGTGTGGTGGATTATAAGAAAGAATATGACATTTGTGAGATAGAACATAATATATCTATTATTCGCACTAAATTGGCGCGCTTACATAGGAAACGAAAGGAGCTATAGCATGACTAAAAAAGTATACGTAAATACACAAGGAACTTATGTTTATAGCAGCATGGCTTGCTGGAAGCTTGGAGAGATAGTTGGGAAAATACACAATAGCGAAGGCTACCTAACACACTATCTTGTCAAGTTAGAAAGTGACTCTCAGCTTATAAAGTCCAGAATTAGCGATGTGGCAGAAGTCGTAAAGATGACGAAACCGATAAAATATAGGAAATTCATTATTGAGCAAACAAAGTCAGGAAGATATATTGCCCACTTAGAAAACAATAACTTCAATAAGCACGAATATCACCACCTGCGATTCACTGCTTCGTTCGGAACTTTAGACGAGATTAAGGGTTTGATTGATGCTTATTGGAGATGTGAGGGAAGGAACACAACGATATGGACGAACTGCAAGAATGCTGGTCGTTTGCCTGGAAAGGCACAAAAAAACACCGGTACACAACTGACCGGTGGGGCGATATAAAAAACTGCCGCAAATTAAAAGACAGCACCGCTTCTGCTAATGCACTACTGACCGGTAAAAAACAACTAGACAAGACGAAAAAATACAAGCTTATCGCAGTTGACCTTGATAATAAAGATAATTGGAAAGCGGTGTTGGACACATACGCTGCGTTGCACCTCCCGAAAACGCTAACCGTACAAACGCCGTCTAACGGCATACATCTGTTTTTTTGGGTGTACAAAGGTATACCAGTACAAAACATTAACGATGACCGCCATTGTAAAAACTTTGAGTTAAAAGGCGATGGCGGCAATATCACCGCGCCAGGTTCTGTTTTTAGCTGTGGTGCTACATATAAAATAATCAGGGATATACCGATTGCTAAATTAACGCCGCTAAAGGCGTATTTATTATGCAAATATAAGCCGACGCCTAGACCGCGCAGATTTGAGATGACACCCTGCGACATATCGCCTGATACAGTTGAAGAATGGGCGCGCTGTGTTGACCCGAGGGCGCGATACGTACGCGATAAAGGCTGGCAATTGCGCTGCCCGTATCACGAAGACAAAAGAGCTAGCGCGATAATATTTCTGTCGGGCTGGTTTTATTGTAGCGGCTGCGGACGAAAAGAGTTTGTCATAAAAAAATAACCCCTAGAATAGAAAAGAGGGGCTATTTTAACCAAAAAAATGTTAGCCATAGTTTTGGAGGGTAACTTGTGTCGCATAGACACAATATTAATATATCATAGTTTATCCTCCACACAAAAAAGTGGAGGATAAAAACGATTTAGACACCTCGCGGCATTAATAGTATATCTCTCTATCTAGTCTTGCGCAATCGTTTGTTCTGTGCTAATATTTTTATGAGCTTTTTCGTATTATGTCGTCAAGCTCTTAAGTCTCTTAAGTCTCTTAAGTCTCTTAAGTCGTCTTATTTCTCTCGGACGATTTTTTTTGTAAGAGTTTAATCTAAAACAACCCCTGTCTTGTTGGGGTTGTTTTTTTATTAGACCAGATGATAGAGCAATCTACAGTATACTACTTATTTTCAGTACCGTACACTCCACGTAGTTCACGCTCTGTTTTGCGATTAGCGAGCCACATAATAGCCTCTTCAATCTTCGTAAGCGCTAGGCTGTTCTCGCGCGACGGCAACTGCTTATTGAATGCATTGAGTCTTGCATATGCTACGATGAGCAAGTCTTCAATTACTGTAGTTTATCTGTATATATAGCTACTAATCTTGAATCCTATGGACAAGCTCCTCTTTGTTTCCGCCAAGCTCTTCATATTTCTTAGCAAGGCTATCTACTTGCTCTGGGATTTCTTTAAGGTTATTGCGGCGGTTAATCTCGTCCATAATAATTTGCAGTTGTTCTTGCAGTTGTTCTTCAGTTAAAGTTTTGTAATCCATATAACTCCTTTCGCTAAATTTCCTTGAAATTTCCAATTTTTACAAGTTATCGTAAGATTTTAGTGTTTCGCGGTTAAACTATCCACTCACCCCCCCCAGGTAATGCCGTTGGCCAGTCATTCTCAGTGACGTAACTCATGTTGAACGCGCACGAATCGCCTTTCGTCCAGTTGCCTGTGTCTAGGATAGCGCGGACGGCGAAGTCGTGAGCTGCTCGGTATGTGTAGATAGAACCGATACCGTCGTTGCCGCTGGTATTGATAATTGCAAGTGCTTGAGCTCTGCCCCAACCAGCATTTCTAAAGCCGAGCGGGAACGTGTTTTTATCAGGAAATAGCTGCTTGATAGCACTGCGCGCACCGGTTGGGTTATCGCCAACTTTCAGATTGCTAGAGCGTAAATAGACTGTCTTATTGATACGTCGGAGTTGCAGATTGCTGGTGCTATCCCAGAACGGGTCGAGGAGCGATTTAACATCGCGCCAGCCAGTATCGCCATACAAGACAGTCCAGCCGGTGTTGCCAGTGCCCCACGTTTTAATCCACTTCACAGCGCCGCAGGTCACGGCGGTGTCTGTGTAGGTTGAGCCTGGAGGGGCTGCAATCCGACCGTTTGGCTGACCAGTGTCGTAGCGGTGCTGGACATCGCCAATCTTCACGTACGAGAGGTCAGGGGCGAGCCGAATGACATTCTTGTTGGTCTTGTTGTTCCAAACTAAGAACTCATTGCCTCCACTGATACCGAACGACATATCAGTTACATTTCTAATCTGTCTGAATCCTAATACGCCGACGTCCGACTCAACGCTTATGGTGCGTTTGGCTTTTATCGTGCTAGAGCCGACCTTTATCGCCCCGTTAGGAGAATCGCCCTCGATAACGATTGGTGTCGTGCTTTTCGTCGTGTTGTTAACGCTGAGCCTGCCGATAGTGTTTGCCGCGATGGTGTACGTGTTAGCGTTTTTTTGCTGTTAAGGAAAGCGATGGGTTCTCTTTACTAATGGCGATATCACCAGTGAACGTATCGCCAGTTTTGTCGGCTTTGCCGGATATATCTTGAGTAACGCCAGGCTCGCCCTTATCGCCTTTAGGTCCTCTCAACGCTTCTAGCTGCGCTTGTGTGAAATCGCTATACTTGAACGCATCTCCCTTGTCTCCTTTCGGACCTTTGAGCTCTAACTTAGACACTAAATTATGCCACGTACTATCGCCTTTATAGTGCCACTGCACCCAGTCGCCTGATAGGCGGCATTCTATTTCACGTCCATCAGCACCAGGGTTGCCTTTCGGACCGATGAGGCTAGCGAGGCTTACGAGGTCATGCCAAACTGTTTCGTCTGTGTAGCGCCATTGTATTGCGGTGGTAGAGACTTGGAACTGGACTTCGCGCCCGTCCTTGCCCTTATCTCCAACCGCCCAAGCACCTATTTCAAAGGTCACTTGGGGTAATGCATCGTTTAACATTATAATCCCCTCCTTACGTCTGGGTAGACGGTTACTTTAATAAACTTATCGCCTGATGGATACGTAAACACCTGATTGTCTTTGCGAAACTCAAACTCGCCAGAAAAGACTTGCTTCTTTTCGCCGTCGAACACAATCTTATTTGTGTCGTCCGGCGTGAATGAAAGCTTGTATTTCACACTCGTAGCATCTTTGGTGATAATATCGCTATCTGTAAGGTGCTTCGATATGACGGCTTTCGTATCTTTATTATCATCGTCGGCGGCTGGTTTTACCATGAAGTAGACATTCATACCAGCTTGATACATAGCGATTGGTATTTTAACGTAGTGGACAGCGGTATCGCCGCGCTTTAGTTTTTAATTCGGGAGTCATTGTTCTACTCCTAATGCGATAGCTTCTAGCGCAAGCTTACCGGCATTCATTTTGAAGTGCCTGTCCTCTAGCTCTAATCGCACTTCATGCCAGTACTCTTCCATTTCTTTTGCCTGTTGCCACTCAGCGGCGAGGGATTGCTCCTCGTCTGGTTTTGGCATAGTGTCGAAAGCGAGTTGTTCGCACATTACTACTTCTTCCTCCCGCTCTTATACAAACCAAACATCACAAGCATGAATGTCCCAGCGATAATCAATGCACTGCCGAGCGCGTCAGTCTGTGCTGCAGTGAATGGAATGCTAAAGGCAATGACAAGCTTAGACACAACCATACCAAGTAGAATGAGCAGGTCGCCAGTAATGTAGATGCCGACCTTAACGCTCTGCGGTATAGACTTCACAATGTTCTGTGCGTCTTCGCCGCCAGTTACAGCCTCAGCGATGTCTGACGTTGTAGACTGTAGGCTTTCTAGTTGTTCTTTTGTAAATCCTGCTGATGGTGCTGGTTTTTCTGTCATTTTTTTATCCTCCTGCGTTAATGACTGGTTTTTTGATGATTGACCTGCGTTATTCGCCTTTTTAGCTTCTTCCTCAGTACGTTTTTTAGCTTCCTCAGCCTCTTTGGCTTTATTTTCAGCTTCCTGCTCAGCCTTTGCCTTTTCCTCAGCAGCCCGAGCTTTTTCGGCAGCTTCGCGGCGCGCTTCAGCTTCTAACGCTCTACGTTCTGCTTCGGCTTGCTTGCCAGCGATAAGCTGGATGTGCTCATTTGAGTTCAGTAGGTCTTGGCGTACCTGGTCTATCGTCCAGCCTTTAGCGATTTGCGATTTGTAATGGGCTATACCGCCGTCGTCCGCGTCACGCTCTAAGATATCGCGGTAAGCTTGTTTAATTGCTGCTGTGGTCTCAGCGTCTTTCTGTGCGGCTGCCGCCTGGGCTGCTTGGGCTTTATTAGCTTCAAGCTGCTTACGTTCGTTACTGTTCATGAGGTCGCTGCGGATTTGGTCAATACTCCAACCATTAGAGGCTTGCTGGCGGTAGTGTTTAATACCGCCCTCATCGGCTTCGCGCTCTAATACTTCGCGGTATACCTGCTTAATCTGCTCGTCTGATACGCTTGGAAGGTTACCTACGTAGTTCCTCATGCGATAAACTCGCACACCGCCCCGCCGCCAGTTAGCGTGGAACGGGTCTATTCTCGATGAGTAGACGGTGTTGCCGGCTACTACACGAGCGCTAGAGCCTGGTAGTGCGACGTTCTGCTCAAAGACACGGTCTCCGCTCAATAACACGCCGATGTGGCCATACCCGCCACCATCCTGCGGCCAAACAACAAGGTCGCCTTGCTGGCGCTGGTTAGGAGCGACTTCGTAAGCTAATCCTTGATTAACTAGGGTGTTACCAAAGTCTTTTGCGTTGCCTCTCGCTGCTCCAGGGTTAGGCAATTGACACATCTCTGCGCCGAACCACTTAACTAGAGACACACACTGACCGGTGAGGTCTCCGTCGTCCATTGTGCCGTTAGAACTGCCTGGGAAGAACATGCCGAGGCGACGTGCTGCATAATCGTCTGCGTTTGGGTTGGTTGCCATATATCTTGTCTCCTTCTTTTACTTAAATAACCTGCCTCTACGAGCAACATAAGTTGTTTTTTCGTTAGCAGCATGCTGTTGAATGAAGTTAGTGTAGTAAATTACTGCTAGATAACCGAAAACTGCTAGAATGAACGTTACTGTTATCGTCACTATCTTCTTCTCAATCTCAACACGAAACCTTGCCCACACACTTTGTTCGCGCAGCATCTCTTTGTCTTCTAATTCTGAGATACGGTGCTCATGGTCTTGATGAATGCCTTCAATAGCTTTAATGGTTGTGTCGTATTCATTGCGCGGTACAACCGAGATAGACTTAATAGCATCTTGGATATCATCAACGGCGGCTTTAATATGCGCAATGTCTGCTTGCATAACACCGTTCTTTTCGGCTTGTTCAAGCATGAACTTGTTGATTTGTTCTTGCATTGGCATTGCTCCTACACTCCAACTACTTCAACCTGAAAAAACGTGAATTTCCTATCGCCGTCAATGTTACGCGATTCACTGCACCAAATATGGACCGACAAAACGTCGCCTTTTTTAAGTCTCTCGTAGAATGATAATTGAAGGCGCAATAACTTGGCTTCACTTCCAGAGCCGATATCTTTTTGACTCATACGGATTGCTTCGCCGTTTTTCAATACATGGCAATGTGCTGCTCCGGAGATACCAGCCGAGCCCACACCAACTTGTGTATTAATGTGATACCTGCCCTCTACTGGAATTATAACCTTGCCTGTTTCAGTGCTATACATGTTTAGTGGGTCGTAGTCTTTCTTGTCAAAAACCACGGCAAAATCGCCAGCGTTAAATGCGACGTTAGTTGAGCAATATGCAGACATAAATGCCCTAGATACGCTTACTACTCCTGATGCGTCCGTCTGGAGTACACCGGGAGTAGAACCGCCATTGATATTAGCAAGCGTTACCGATTTGTTTTTTAAATATCCGCGTTCATCATGCTGCACCAACAGCCCGTCTACAAGATTATTCGCCCAAAAAGACGTCGGGATACACTCTACGACATCGCCAATTGCGTTGCCCCAATCACTGTACCCAGGTGCAATCGTGAGGTCAGTAATTGTGTTGTTGTCTTTGTTGGCAACACCCATCCACGCTGCTTTATTCGTGATTGCTGTTGTGCCGTCTATCGGATTATATTGTTTTTTATAGGTGACAAAGTGGGCGACAGTACTTTGAGGAAACGAACTCACATCAGCGCATTGCAGTACTTTCGCGTTTGTCGCACGAAGCGCAGCAACTGTTGTTGCGACTGCGTAATGGCTGTCAGAGCTGGCTTTGCTGAACTTATCGTTTATCGTTGCCATTTGTTATACTCCGTATGCCAATTTACCTTCTAATCGTTTTTTCACGCCTAAATCTTTATCGTTGATTGCTGCTGCGCGCATGCCAAGGTTGCCTGCCGTTTCGGCTGTCCCTGTTTGCTGCCCGTTTTGACCGATATTCAGCGTATCGTATGTTGCAATATCTTGATTGTATTTTGCTAATTCAGGCGTTGCCATCTGGCGCGTTGCACCATTATATTCAGGGTTAATAAAGTTAGAGTTTGCAATAAACCCGCTTAAATCGTTACCCATTCTCATCAACCTATCGCGGTCGCCACTCTTATCGACAGCGTTGTATACATCCGCCATCTTATATAATGCGTTCTGACGGCTTTGACCCCATGTTTTATCTGCTTCGCCAATGTCATACCTATACTGGTCGTTAATCTTTTTGATGTCATTTTCATGACCGGCTTTGTATTGGTTATACGCCGTATCCAGCCCTTGAGCGTTTTGCGCCTGCGTTGCGTTAGCTTTGCGGTTAGCTTTGTTAGCAGCGTCTAGCACCTGGCGCGATAGAGCCCGAGAACCGCCAAGCCCCATTGTAGAAAGCGAACTGATAAGGTTTTCTAGGGTGTTACGTGTATTAATATCGGTATCGTTTTTCGCGTCGGCAAATTCCTGCAAGTTAGACAGTTTTTTCGTGTTGTATTTTTCTGTCTCTTTGCGCAATTCTTCCTCTTTTTCGCGCAGGCTCGTGTCGCGTTTTACTGCAGCTTTTTGCTTTGCGCGGTCGCGCGTTACGTCGTAACTGTTAAGAATTGAATTGAGACTGTCAATCTGGGCGGCATCAAGTTTCTTGCCGCTAGACCTAAAACCACCACCGCCATAGCTTACACCTCGTCCATACCCAACCGCTGCCCTTCCTGCTGTGCTCCGTGAGGGCGGTGCGAGGGGTTTCTGGGGTTTAGCACCCTCCCATACGACATTTTTGCCCTGGTGCATTTTACTTTCAGCAAGGTCAGCGCCGCCCGCTACGCGACCATACCAAATCATTTTTCTTGCATTTGCGTCCCAAACATACAGTTTACCGTTTTCATCTAGTCCGTATGTATAATCTGCTTTTCGCGCCATTTTTTCTCTCCTTTATTTTTTTGCTGTATTCTCTACAACAATTTTATCATATTTTTATCGTCCCGCGCTGACTTAAGAACTCTATCCCCAAACCGATAAAGGTAAACAATAAACTCAGGTGAGACAATTCAAAGTATGTGTTTTCGGTATCAGACGATACCACGAAACTGATATAATTAGCGTTCTTACGTATTTTCTGGCTAATTTTTTTATCGGCTATTTTTTGTCCTTGAATATAGAAATTATATATCTTGTCCCACTCACGGATATCCCACGCCGTTTGAGAGATGTCGTTCTCAATATAAATGCTATCCCAGCTATTATTATTATTATTATTATTATTATCGCCAAATGTTAATACGTTAGTTTTTATGATATCGCCGTTCTTTGAGTGAATATTTACTTCTAACGTGATTTTGCCGACTGCTTGGTCAAATTGCCACATAGCTTTCAATAAGTGCACCCACGTCAATCTGTCGTTTGCAAATGGTATTAAACCGCTCTCAATACGCGTTGAGAATACGCCGCTATAGTCTTTATGCGTATGCAGGTTTTTATAATAGCGTAACAATTTATTACCCTGCCTGATGTACAGGCTTGGCGTCTCTTGACTAGTTGACGCCCACCGGAAAATGCAATCTGCCGGTATCTGCCAGATAGACCAAATACCGCCATGCAAAATATCATACATCCATATCTCATTATTCTCTTGAGAACCATATGCGATAGTCCAATAAAGAGCTTCGTCATAATACGCCGCATAACACTTATCAAGATTAGAGTGCGACAAGTTCAACACGCGGTCTCTAATCGCAGAACTAATAATATCGGTCGATTGAATACCGGTAATATTAGGCTTTACGCCAGTAGACTTAAATCCCTCAGTGGAAAGATAATACGCGTTATTGTTTTCGCGTATCACCGAAAACGGCGCGTCTGTACCATCATTACCCTCGCGCTTCTTAAACTGATATGTGCCCGTAGAAAACGTCTGGTCGTTAGCTTTAATCGTATTAGTCGTCGCGTATATATCCCAAATAGCACCCTGTCCAGCCATTGTGCGCGTGAGCAGGTTTATGCATGTTGTACCTGAATTATCACGCCCTAGAGTGATAGCCATCGGGCGTTCAGTACTGCCTGTATTTACAGAATAACTATCTGCGCCATTAGCAGAGCCAAAGTACAGTTCATTACCAACATCTCCGCCCCAGTATACCGTCTGATTGTTTACGCCGATTGCCCATAAGCGTCCTGAGACGTTCACAAAATACCCTGACTTGATACCCTCTGTCGTATTTTCTACTGGCGCGCTCGTAAGCAGTGTCGCATCGCCTTTATCTGAAAATTGTTTTTGGTCTACCGGCAACCCTTCAGCTATTTTTAAGTATTCAGTATCAGTCGGCGCGCCTGTGCCAGTTGAGACGCTCGCCACATACACATTCCAGCTTTTCGCATTTGGGTCGATAGTAAATCCAGAAATATCAACACTGACACTTCTTCCGTTAGAGCCCCACGTGTCGCGGATAATAGACGATGAAATCTTGTTTGGCGGGGTCATCTTTGTGCTGCCCCCGACACCGTTAAACGCCACGCGGTAATAATAATCAAGCGCAGGCGTTCCGCTGAACCCTACCGGTTTTACCGTTGGAGCAACCATCGGGTCTGCCACTTTTTCAAACCGTTTAACCTCATCTTTTTCAATATCGTAATACGTAAACTTATCTATGCCATTGCCAATCACAATAACATTAGCTATCTGCGCTAGTGAGAATTGCTTTGTTTTATCAAACGGCGTATCAAACTTTTTCCATTCTGAGTGCGCTTTGTTAAGAATATAGAGATGAGCATTATCGCCGTCAGCAAAAATCTGCGCTAAGCTTTCTGTGTCATCTTTATACTTAAACGGAAAATCGCAGGTTAGCGGTGCGCATCCTTTCGGCGCGTCAGGTATGCCAGATAAATCGAAACCTCCTCTTGGGCGCACGATAGCGTCATAATCGAATATGACATTATTGGCTACTTTAAGCGCGTTTTCCTGCAAACGACTATTAGAAAAATAACTAATCTGTCCGCGCTTCCAGTTATCTAAATCTTTGATTTGAATGTTTGTTGTTGTACTGTCTGCCATATCACAAATCTCGCCATGTTAGTTTCGCCATCACGTCACGCCATAACTCGCCGCGCCCCGCCCCGATACGTGTCAAAACAAGATGCTGGGTGTGATTGTTCTCATCACACATACGCTTCATATATGTTTCAGCCTGCTTATGATATTTATCGGCATTGCGCGATATAAACGGCACAGGGCTAGAATCACACAAAAAGCCCGCCATCTCGCAGGTCAGCCACGCCAAGCTATCAATCCGCACCTCATCGTTGGGCTTTGTGTATTTTTGCGGATATTCATACACTGGCAGCCTAATCGTCGTACCAACGATGGTGTCGGGCGTTGCCTTTAATACAAGCGTATCGCCGGTCATCATACAGATATGGTCGTCGCTAGAAGCGTCAAATATAGGTTGGTTTACCATTGTAAATTTGTCTACAATCTTACCGCTTATATCAACAAAAAAGACATGGTCGAACGGTGTATGCCCGATGACAAAATTGCTGTCCTCGACCGGCAGGCTATACATCAAAGTATTTTTTACAACATGACCCAGCGTAAAGTTCATATTAAATAGCGACTGCCACGCAATATACGGCGTCTCGACCCATTGCATCACCACCTGGTTAAGTACGTTAAGGTATGTGCGAAAATCGTCACTCGTTACGTCTAAATCCTCGTACTCACCATTTACTTTCGTGTATACGTCGTGAATGATGTCTTTTACTGTTGCTGTTGCCATATTCGTTACCTCATCAAATCGTTCTTTATTTGTTCTAACACCTCAATCACACCAAGGCTAATGCCAAACTGCAACTCCAGCGATGTGTTGTTTTTTTTACATTCTGCTTGCACTGCTTCTACTGTCTTATACCGCGCGATATATGTATCAAGCACTAATATAATTTGATTGCGCTCGGTTTCGTCAACGGTTTTGGCATTCTTTTCGCCATGAATAAACGCGTCTTCACGCAGTTTTGTCTGTAGCTCTTGGCTTGATGAATACTCGTTAAACATTTTACACCTCCCCCGCTTGCGCTTGCTGCTGCATTTGCAACGCTTGCTGCTCTTGCTCCTGCTGATTGATTGCCTCTATTTGCTGGCGCATAGCCTCAACAATCTTGCCGCTGTTTTCCAGATTAGAGTTGCGCGCCATTTCTTCCATCAATAGCGGTATCGCCGCTCGCATGACTTGCGCCATCTTTTCATCTGACTTCGCAACTTCGAAGAACCCTGTCATAAACGTGTTAAGCCGCTTCAAGTCCTCCTCCTTCGCCATCTGGCGCGTCGTCTCAAAGTCTACTGAGACATTCACGCCTTTTACATCGGCAAAATCAAGCCGCACCTTGTTCTCGCCATTCACAAAAGCAGGGTTTTCCTCGCGCACTAAGTTGGCGTACTCGTCATCAAGTGTAAGCGTTGGTATCGCGTCATTCCGCGCCATGATATATTTTACTTCGGCGATATAAATATTTATTTGGTTCTCCAGCACCATCTCAAAAAATTGCTCAAAGTTTTTGCGATAGTAATTATTCTCAATATCGGCTTTATTAGCTTGCTGATTGACGCCGGCTTGCGTACGTGAATATGTCGGGTCGCCTACCTCGGCAGAAATACCATTTTCGTTAGAACTCGGCAAAGACGTCAAGAGGATTGTTTTCATGAGGTTATATAGCGCCGGAAAGTTCTGCACTGCCGATGTATCAACCGGCAATAGCTGCATTTCGCCGTCCTCGTCATGCAGGAACATTGTATTGTCTTTTTCTAGGTTAAACCGGCTCTCGTCAAGCGACACACCTTTGACAAACTTCGCTGGCTTCGTGTTATAACTAATCACCTGCAACGCCTCGCGCGTCAACGACGTCAATGCCAAATGAGGCGCGTATGCTAAATCAACCAGGCTGCGTCCCATAATAGACACGCCATCGTAATCTGAATACAGAGATACTACGCGCTTGCGCCTGCTGATGTTAGGCACAACGCGCAAAATCGTCTGAGAGGCGTAATGGAAAGTGATAATCCAATCGGTATCAGTATAAACGAAAAGCTCGTACATACCATCAGGCAAACCATTCATAGACGCTTTCGTGTTACGTGTGCCGCCATCATGACCGGTTGTCTCGCCAACGCCAGCGTCTAATACCGTCTGCAAACCCTGCCTACTCCATGTGCCTTGACCTTTCTCATCATCAAGACCTGCAATAATATTTTGGATATCGCGCTCGGTTTTCAGTGTACGAAAAATGATAAAGTTGGCACTATTTAAGTCTTTTGCGTACGCCTCAGGAAACAAATCGCCCCAGTACAATGGCTCAAAACCGACACTGTACTCGCCATGGTCTGAGACAAACGGCAGATACGCGGCGCATGCGCCAAACGCTGCAGCATTGCGCATAGCCATCCAATATTTTTGCAATAAACTATACCCGTCGCTTGAACCAGTGCGCAGGATTATTTTATTAGCGATATACTCATATACTAAATCCTCCGCCTTATTCTGAGTATGGGCATCGATTGTAAATGACGGCAACTTTTGAATAATATTTTTCGGCATTTTCTCAATATACGAGGCAAGCGTATTGTCGACTAAATTAGCGAATTCCATCTGCCCCTGGTCGTTAGTTACTGGTCGGCGGTATACTACGCGTTCATTGCGTTCATTGAAACCAGTTGTGACAAAGCGCATAAAAGCTAGACTTTGCTCCAGCCATTTGCATAATTGTTCAACTGTTGGTCTTTGTGTGTTCATGTCTTACCTCTATTATATTACGATTAAAATGACCTGTCTCTATATGGCTGCGTTTTATTCTTATTTACAGCGTTCTCCAATTGCACATGCGCTCTAAACGGCGTCATCTTGCCCATTCTTACCGTTGGCATAGAACGTGCGCCCACTCTCCACTGAATACCGGTATCGCCCAGTTTTGGTTTGTACGTGTCTCCGAAACCTGAGCCGCGGCTGCCAAAACCGATACCACGCCTGCCATATCCGCCATATCTACCATATCCGCCTGACGACAATCCTTCAGCATATTGTGCTGCTGGCGTTGAGCCTTTAGCTGCTAGCAATGAATTAAGCGCATTCCAAAGATACGTTTGACCTGACTTTGTAGAGCCAAAGCCATCGGGATTAAAGAACCCAGTCTCATCCAACTTCGTCATCAGCGCGTTGAGACGCTGGTAGCTTGGCGAGTTAGCGAGAATTGACGCTTCTTGATTGGCTATCTGCTGCTTGCCTGCTTGATACATATTGTAATCAATTTGTTTTGCTTTCAGGCGATTATACAATTCAGTTTTACTATTAGTTAAACCGTATAATGCCTCCCTCGCGTCTGCTGGCAAATCGGTTTGAGCTATAGCATTCTTGATTGACTGCATTGAGATTGGCAGTTGAGAGTTTTTCGTCCCCTGCTTATTTGGCACTGAGGCGTCTGACTTCAATTTTTTACCGTCTAGCGTCAATAACTCGCTGCCGCTATCGCCAAAGAACCCGTCCCTCATTTGGCGCGCTAATTCAGCCAACTTCTGGTTTTTCACAAGCTTCGTACTATCATCAGCTTTACCGTTAGTGTCTAAGAACGTAATAGCGTTTTGCACTGAACGGAAGTTGTTGTTCTTGTCATCGTTATTGGTTCTAAACAGCGTTTTCACGTCTTTACCTAGACCTAGCTCGCGTCCAAACGTTGTTAAATCGTCTACAGTCTTATTAAACTCGGCAGTATTGGCGTCGTTAATTTGCTTATGCACGAAAATACCCTGGTTGTCTACTGTGCGCACCCTGCCAGCAGCGTCGCGGCTATCTTTTAATTGGTTATAGGCGTTTTCATCAAGATAGTTTTTCGCAATTGCGTTTTTCATCCACGTGCCAAAGTCTTTATCATATGTAGACTTCGCGTTCAGACTCTCGCCTTTCGCGCCTTTAACCGCTGGCAAGACGCCGTTATTTGAGAATGGCACATAGCGCTTTACAGCGTTTATACCGAAGTTCTTTGCCGCATATCCGTTGTCGCCGTTGTTGTCTCCGTTTAACAGCGCGTTGGCTGATGATACTGCGCCGCTTGCTTGCTCCGTCGCGTCAATATACGGCAGGCTATCTGTAATAATTTTCGCATAATATCCAGGCTCGCGGATTTTGCCGCTATCAGCGTCTTGAGACGCTTTTACCGCAGCCGTAACAAGCGCAATCGGCAGCTCGTCGTCTGTTGCGCGTACTGGGATATATGTATTTTCGCCCGTCTTAATATACACGCCGCGCGGCTTATCTATCTGGTCGCCATCGTTGTATCCAATCACGCCGTTTGCAACAAGTGCAGCAACGCCAGCTAAACCGCCATATGTTACCGCCGCATGCTGAGCAGAGGCTAGAGCGTTACGCAACCTGCTACGACTGCCCGACAAACTGATATCAATCACACTTTTGCCCATCGGATTAAGCGTATTGTCTGCTGTTGTAATTGCAAGGTTAGTAACCGTACGGATATACGGATTGACGAAATCAATCGCCCTAGAAAGCACTGTTCCCAAAACAGGTATTTGGTCTTGGATAGTCTTTGATATCTGGCTAGACAGCGTCATTTGGCGATTAGACGCAGCGATAAACTTATCGCGAGCTTCTGGCGAGGCAGTCTTGAACCATTCTTCATATGCTTTTACGGCACGTTTATAGTCGCGGCTGTTGCTCATACCGTTAGTAACGCCTGCCGCCATATTGTCTAAGACCTCTAAGTCGTTGCCAAGCATACGAGCAAACTTGCTTGCCTCTTTTGTTGAGACCTTTTTCGCGCCAGTTGTTTGTTTTAGAAAACTCTCGGCTAACGCGATACGGTTTTGGTGCTTGCGCAGGTCTACCATTGTCTGCGTGCCGCTAAAGGTGTATGCGCCGTCTAGCGCGCGCCCCATCAGATAGCCTGGCACTTCGCTTGCTGTCTTTGGCGTTACCTTGAATCCTGCGCCAAAACGCTTGATTGAATTAACATACGTGCGCCCGATACCAGCGTCAGCAATACCTTTTGTTGCCCTAATCGGGTTTTGCAATATCGTCCTGAGCGTACCCATCGTATCTTGCGACCAGTTGCGCTCTAGGCTTGGCGCACCTAGAAGCATGTTAGCTTTAGAATACGAGTTAAGATTGTCGTAAACGTTTTCTGCCATTTGTTTCTTATTAAGCTTACCCTCTAACTTATTGATAAGCGCGTTCATATTGCCCTGCTCCACACCCAACACGTCGCGCTGCAACGCGCTGCGCCTGCGCGAACTTGAAACATCGGCGTTAACTAAGTTTTGGGCAAAATCGTTCACGTCATCTGAGAATTGAGCACGGTTACCAGCTTGTATCTCATTGAATTGTCTCGTACCCTTTTCTAACTTCGCATGCGTATCCTCAAGTTGCCGGATAAGTTTTTCCGGCACTCTTGGGTTTTCGCGCAACAAATCAAGATACTCAGAGAACTCTACCGACGGGTCGTATTTTGCGCCGGCTGCATTGGCTACGCGCGCTTTGAAATCGTTAGCTTCGTCAAGACCGTTTATCAACCTGTCCATCTGCTCCTTATAACTAGACGCGGCATTCTTACTTGCTTCGTTTTCTAAAACATCTTTCGGCACGCTTGGCTGGCTCTCGCTCTCAAACCTTGGTTTTTCAGCGTCTAATTGCTGCAGTCTTGCATTAGCAGCCGCCTCCTCCGCCTGCGTACTGCCAATACGCGCCTCTTGCAAGGCTCTCGCTTCGTCTGTTTTTATTGTTGGGGCGTTTCTATCAGCTGGCAATACCCGCTCCGTGCTTGCAAGCGGCACACCCTCTGCTACTGGGTGCGCTGTCTTGTCTTGCACCAAAGGCTCTTTTTGTGCGCCTCCAGCTCTTTTTTGCGCACGCTCGTTTAAGACATTGTTTAGCTCTGCCTCAGGGGCGTCTTTGCCAATAATCTGCGCCGGCGTCTCGTCGGGGCGCGTTATTGAAATGTTCTCATCGTTGTCCCGCAAAATACGCGCCGACGCCTCGTCGGGGACGATTAACCGATTAGAGATATTTTCTCCCGCCTGTCTTTGAGGTATATTGCCGATAGTATTCGTCTCGCGATTAGCGCGGACAGGTGCAGGCTCAACGTCAGACGTAACGCGCCTTGGGGTCTCTTCAAACTGAATACTGCGAACAGGCGCATTTGTATCAATATCAGGCGTTGATGATATATTGCCGTCTAGCGATGATGTTTTTGCACCAGTCGGTGTATTAAAATCCTCAGTAAGCTGCGGTATATCTTTTACCTGCGGTACGTCCTTCGCGCCGCGCATACGGCGCACACCTCTACCTAGAGCGCCAGTGCCAAAGTCTATGCCAGCCTGCACACCAGTGTTGACTAATGCGTCTAAGCCGCCCTCTTTTAAGGCTTTAAGAATATCGCCCGATTGCCCGTACTCTCTCTCTCCAGTTGCTAAACCCTGCAAAGCACCCATAGTTGCGCCTTCTTTGAGAGCCTGTTTGCCAAGCTGCTTTAATCCCGTCTGAGCGGCATTTTTAGCGGCTGATGTCGGGATAAATTGAGTGGCATCCAGCCCAGTTTGCAGACCAGCTGAGCCAACTATACCCCAATCGCGCAGATTGCCGTGTCCCGCCGCGATATTGCCAGCCGACTCATCCGCCCAGCGTGTGCCTTGAATAGTATTGCCATTAAGGTCTTTTTGTTTATACAGCCAATCCTGAAACCCTGCTAAATTAGTATCGTCTTTACCGGTAAGACCCATAGAGAGAACTCGTCCACCTTTTGCAACTACATCTGCAACACCAGCTAAACCTTGCTGAAAACCCGAACCGATTCCTTTACCGATACTCTTGACGAAGCCCCACAACCCCTCATTCTTTTCTTGAGGCGTTTGCTGGAAGCGAAATCGCTGCGCTACATTGTCTTTATCAAGCAACTTACTTTGCGGACGATAAATAATTGCAGCTGGCGCATCAGCTTGAGACTGCGCTTGTGCGGACGCTTGCGCCTGCCTAGCGGCTTGCGCCTGTGCGGCAGCTCTCTGGGCTGCAGCTGCGGCTGCCGCCTGGCGGCGCGCTAATTCTTCCGCCTCTTCTTGCTGGCGTTTTTGAGCGTCTGCCTGCGCCTTTTCCTGCGAAAATAGATAGTTACCTACTTGATTATTGCTAGCCTGCGATTGACCGCCAAAAATATTAGTACCTACCCCGCCAGCAGCATTGCTTTGACTCTGAGACGGCTGCCACGAGTTCTGCACCGATTGCACTGTCTTAGACTGAAACGGGCTTTTGTCCTCTTTCCCGTCGTCGTCCTCGTATGCCCATTTTAATAGCGCCATATCTGTTTATCTTTCTGTTGTATTAGTTACTACATCCAGTATATCAAAAAACCCCGTGCTAATACCAGGGTGGGCAAGGTTTAGCCGAGGTTTTTTTGATATGATAAGCAACCCATCACTGCATGTAATTATATTACGCAGTTACGATACTTGCAACACCTTTCTGCTTTGGTTTTGAAACCACGCAGGTATACATATACAGGCAGAGCAAGAGCTGACCAAACGCCGCTGCACTCTCGCCAACCTTTGAGTCGTCTAAAAATCGCGGTGCTGAGACGATGTCAGGGTTAACGATAACCATACCGGTCTTTGTTGGCATGAGGTCTGACGGCACTTCTTTAATTTTAATGCCGACCAGCATACCGATGTCGCCTGAACATACGTTTTTCAGAGCTTCGCTAGTAAACGGCGTCATCACGTTAGCATTGCGGATGTTGATAGCTGTCTCAGGGCTGCAGTATGCAATCATCTTGCTACTGAGGCGCGCGTCAACCAAGTATTTGCGCGCTTTTTGCAGGTCGGTAAAGCCGTTAGCTGTCGCCGTAACTTTTTGGTTAGTAGCCGTTGCCACTGCTGCCAACGCTGCAATACGATATGCGTCAACCAGCGGAATAAGCTGCTCGGTAACAATCGCGTGCAATACTTTACCGCCGTCTTTGATTGAGTTGTTTGTTGCGATAATCGTACGGTCAAGGAACTGCTTGATGTCTTTTTGCTGGTCAAGCGTATACGTATTCATCGTCGCGTCAACATTGACGATGCCCTCTAGCTGTTTTGAAAACGTCAATGTCGCATCGTGGTCTTTTACTGCGCCCGCTGTCGTGACGGTGCGAACCTTAACTGTTTTTGAACCTTTTTGGAACTTGATATCCTTGCTATTGCCCTCAAGCTCTTTTGTGTAGCTTTGAGCGTCAAACGGCTGGTCAATCAAGTCGCTGAAAATTTCAGTTGCTGTAATAGCCATAATTTTCCCCTATAAATATTATTGTTGTTTCTTTCATGCGGCGAACCATGATAATCTGCCTAGCCGACAGCATATTTTATAGGGCGATGAACCGTTTAATCATGAGTTTTATAAAACTACTGTTGCAATATCTACATTATAGCATATAGCGATAATAAAAAAAACACCCCTAGAGACGAACGGGGTGTCTTTTATATTATAGCGACTATACTTCTTCTACTTCAGCATTTTGGCTTTCAATTTGTTTTTCTTCTAAGCTGCTCAGCTGCACTGGCGTCAATTTGCCGCTATCGTTTTCGCGCGTCATGATAGTGCCGGTCGCTTTATCGCGTACAACCGAAAAACGGTGCTGGATATTGTCGTCGGTCTCAATCTTGAAGTTTTTATTAGCATTCTGCGCTTCGGCGATTGCCTGCATGCCTTTAGCGATAGCTGCCAATGCTTCGTCTGATTGCCCTACCGCCGGCGCTGGGGCTTCCGGTGAGAACGGCGTGTTCTCTACAGGCACGTCTGCCTCTGTTGCTGATTCTACTTCTGGTTTTACTTCTTTAGCCATTTTTATCGCTCCTTTTTTTTAATACCGTTTATTATAACCTAATTCTTTCATCAAATCGTTAGCCTGGTTGATAAGCGCGTTACTCGATTGGCTGCGCGGTACGCTGCGCCCGACAGAGTTATCCACATTGTCATACGCACCGTTTAGCGGCATCTCGCGCTTCGCTTTTCTCACCGCACCCATCGCCTTAACTAGTTGATGAGGGTCAACGCGCAAACCTACGATGACAGGATTATCTGTACCTTCCGTGCCTGGGGCGTATATCACGCTATTCTCAATCAGCGGCATAACCGCGTTAGACAACTCCTCGTCGAACTCTTCCGAACGCACGTCTAATTCAGGATAGCTCTCTAACACGTCCACCAACGTATCATACGCCCGCACCGAGCTCTCCACCACCTGCTGTTGCTGTTGCGCCTGGCTCTGGGCATACTCTTGTTGTGCATTATACAACGCCTCTCTCTGGGCTTGGCGCTCATCGTACTCCTGCTTCCAGCGATAATACGCCAACTCTGCCTGCGCCGGATTAAGGTCGACGATATTACCGTCCTCGTCTCTCACGCGCCGAAAGTCGTCAATCGTGTACTCGGGGTCGTCTTGAGCTTGAGCCTGGCGTTCATATTGCTGCAGCCGCTGCTCTAACTCCTCTTGCTGCCGCTGCATGCGCTCAATGTAATCATTGCGCTCTTTGATGTCGCGGGTCAGTTTTTGGAAGCGCCGCTCGATTTTTGGATTTGACTGAGGTCGTTTTCCAACGTTTTCTTCGTCATTCTCGCTATCTTCTTCTTCGTCTTCGGATTTGCCTCCCCGAACAGGCGGCTCAGTTTTGCCTGCTCTATTTGATACCGCTCGGTGAGACGTGCGTTCTTCCTCGCTCTCCTCGTTATCCTCATCTCTAGCCACGCCATTTTTATCTGAATGGCGTGCATTGCGGGCGTTACGTCCACCTGAAACTCCCTCACCTCGCCCTTCTCGTCCGCCACGCGTATCGTCATCGTCTCCGCCAGCGCGTTTTTGACCTCGAACACGAGCGGCGCCAGGTCGTTCTTTAGGTTTATTAAGCCCAAGCTCTTCACACAGCTCGTCCACATCTTTTTGAGTTGGTTGAATACCGCTTCCAGACGAACTCTGAACTTGCTCATTTGCGCTTTGGTCTTCTCCATCCTGCATTATTGCCCTTTCTTTGTATGTATTATTGATAGTTTTTTTTAGAAGATGTTGTGTATGTTACTACAATAATACAACATGTTTACGATTAAATAAAACAATCTCCCTGGATATTTTTTTTATCGCCTGAGTTAAAACTTAGTTCAGCTTTCATCAGCTCCTCTAACCTCTGTTGTCTCGTGGTGTTGAGCACATTATTTGGCTGCACAATACGGCTCTGAGTAAAAATATTTTGCGACGTTAAACCGTATTTTTGTATCGCCTGCGCCATATAGCACAACCCATCGACAGTATCGCTGAACGAACCTTTGTGCGTCGGCTTACCGCTCCAAGCGTGCAGTTTATCATTCCACTCGTATTCCAACTTATCCAGGCACTCTGCAACGCGTTCTAGCGACGAGTCAATCCTCATGCCAGAAAACACCCTGCGCAAAAAATTCAATTTATCGCTCACGCGATGAGGCTTTGGCAAGACGACAGTATTTCTAATCCCGTACATCCCTAAGACCTGCCGATATGTCTCATTACGCGCGCCTTTATGATATGCGGCATCATGCGGCAGAAAGTGAGTGTGCACTCTCCACTCTCTCCGCCTCATCTCCTCGACGTACCATTTCACCTCTTCATTGCGGTTCTCGATATGGTCTAAGACAAGAGGAAACCCTCTCTCATCGACCTGAAACAGCACGATAGCCGTATAGTCGGCGTTACCGAGGTCATACGCGGCATAACAGGGATTATTTCTCTCGGGCGATAACGGCGTAAACCGCTTCTCTTGCCTCAAGATATTCATTAAATCGCCGAACACCGACCCAGAGTTTGGCGATATCCAGCTCGTCAGATACTCCTGCTGGTACAGCGCGTCATTGCCGTACTGGCTGATTATCTCCAGTCGCTCCTGCTCTAAAAACCCTGGCGCAAGATACGCCGCTAATTCAGGGTCGCTATAATTCAAATTGTTAGACCACCAGATATCAGGGTGAGCGAGGGCGAACTGCCAGCGGGTATAGAGGTGGTTCTTGCCGCGCGGCGTCGATATTATCACCTGCCAGCCGCCAGTTTCCGCGAGCATAGCCGTGATGAGTTTAATCTGCGTCTCATTGAGCAGCGCATACTCGTCAAATACAACGCCGGATAGCCCAGCCCCCACCAGCTTATCCGAGTTATTGATACCGATAAGCTTAATGATTGACCCGTTAGCGAGCTCTATCTCCATTTTCTCAGAGTTAGACCGCACCACCAGCCCCGCCGGTATCATACTAAGGAATTTCACGCCGCTCGACGTCATTGCCACCCAGACGTCGTTATACGCCGTTGAGTAGTTATTAAAGCAATACCAATACACTCCAGGTTTTCGCACCGCCTCGCGTATCAATAATAGCCACGATAGAATTGTTTTGCCCAGGCGTCGCGCCCAGACGAGGATTATTTTCCGCTGTCCATTGTCAAACGCCCGCATGACATTCATCTGATGAGGGCGCAACTGAATGCCAGCACCGATAGCAGTTGTTGTATTTTTGTCATCATGAAACATCGTCGCGTGACCTCTGTTATTTCCCCAAGTGTTGTATTTTTGTCATCGTTTCTCCTCGACACACCAGACGCCTGTTGTATCTTTTACAGCATTATACGGTGCAATCTCAGAATAGTCGTCCACCACGATAATGTTGTCGCCCTCTAGCCGCACCACGTCCGCTACCGCTCCATCGATGTAGTCGAACACCAGCTCGATGGCTTTTAAGTCGCCGCCTCTCATCGCCATAAGATATAAGTTAGCCACCAGCACCTCCGCCACGATGTGGCTGCTCGGGTTGTCCACGACCTGGCTCGCCGTTGCCGAGCCCATCTCCCCCATTTTGTCCATAATCCGCCATAATACGGCGCTTGGGGCGTCCTGAGCTTCTAAGATAATAGTCTGGTCGTTTTCTACGCTAGACACGTCCAGAGGCGCTGGAAGTGGGTTTTGCGGCGATGTTACAGCTACGGCTGTAACGAGCGATTGTTTACGGGGGGTCTCCGCGGGCTTTGTAGCGGTTGTTTTGGTTGGCAAGACGGGCTCCTCGGCTCTTGTTTTCGCCTCCAGATACCGCGTCTTCAGCGTTGTGCGGCGCACTCTCACCACTCTCTCTGGTCTCCCCAGTACCCTCTCGAACGCCATCTCTATCGCCCCCACCGCCATCTCCTCGCAGCATTTCTGTAATAGACGCGCCGCTATCGCCTGGTGCACCGTCATCCTCGGTATCATCAGCTTGAACTGGCTGTACGGCAGTAAGAGATATTTGTTGAAGTGGTTTTGCAGTTTCGCCATAATACTCTAATTCTAACTGTTTTTTATACCCCTGCCAATCGTGTGCAAACAGACTGCCGCCGCCCCACTGCCGCTCTATCTCTCTCACGCCCGCCTGGATGTCCTCCATAGTCTCTCTCGTTATTAAAAACCGCCCCGCCCCGTTATACGCGTATTTATAGTCGGTATATGACAATAGCCTGCCTTCAGACGCGCACATCCGCCCATAGCTTGACTGGTCTTTCAGCCACTCCCACCACCCGTACGCCTGGTAGTCGTCGAGCTCGGGGCGCGTTATCTCGCCTCTCGCCGATTCTACGGCGCATGTAACGGCGTAATTCAGCCACGCCTGCTTGTCGGCTAATATCTGCCACTTCAGCACCCCGCCGTCCCCTCTCGGCTGGATATACGTATACAGACAAAACCTCACCCTGTCGACCAGGCTCTCCTCGAACGTTAATACTGGCGGGCGGTTAGCTATCAGCTCGATAAACCCGTAATTGTCAGACTGCGTCAGCTCCGCCCCTTTGCGCTCCATCTGTATCGGGTCGCCCGACGCCATCATGTGCAGCGTCTCGTAATTCAACTCGTTCTGTCGTTTCGCCCCTTTAGCGTCTGGGTCGTACAAATACGTCGTGTCCTGCAGCCCGTGCGTATAAAACCGCCCCCAATCCCTGGACAGCGAAATCGCTCTCGCGCCCGTGCCCAGCACGCCCGCCAGCCCCTCCGCCAGTGTCGACTTCCCGCACCTCGTTCTCCCCCATGTCATCAGCAGCCCGTGCTCACCCAACACCGCGCTCCCCACACTCCACGCCCTGACTGCTTTCTGATGGGCGTCCATCGTATCGTGCCACGTCTGCCAGGCAGGCGACGGGGTATACTCCGGGTCGTATGGCAATGGGCTCACTCTCAGCGTCGGCGTTTTCAGCCACCGCTCATGGCTGTAGTCCAACTCGCCCGTCTCCCCGTCCAGTATGCAATTCTCCGTCTCTAAATACCGCCGCGAATCTAATGTTATCCCCGGCGCATATAACAATAAATACTGCGTCAGCTCCAGCGTCCGCCTCGCCGACCAATTCTCGCCCCCGACGCTAGGGTGCGCCCGCATGATGTCCCGCCAAAGCGATTCTCTGCCCTGCGTCGTCCTTGAATACACCTGCCACCGCCCGCCGTGTCGTATCGCTAGACCCTCCGGCGTATGCCGCAGATACAGCGGCGCACCAATGAGAATGTCTCTCACCCCCCGATACCACGCCTGCAGCGTGTCCTGGTTTTTAGTCGCCTCAGGCAGAGGCGGCAGTGTGAGCGTCTCTATCGGAGACGATAAACTACGAGAGACTGTCGCCACCATTGAATTGTTATTGTCCGTAGACCCCATTCTTCTATAATACCCTCTGAAACGTTAGTTACAGCGCATTCTCGCCGCAATTATTGTTGTAGCTTTGACGATAAAGAGTAGGGGGGGCTACCGCCTCGCCTTATTATTCCGATACCACCGCCCCTGACGCGCCCTCGCCTCCGTTCGATTCTCCTCAGTCTGCCTCGCCCGATGCCGCCGCTTGACCGCCGCAATATTGTCCCGTATCCGCCGCTGCGCCGATAGCGTCGTCCTACACTCCTTGTCCTCGCCAACATCCACCGCCAGACCTAGACTCTTTCCCCCGTACGACACAATCGCCACCTGCTTTTTGACGATAATATTCTGGGGGTTACGAGGGTCTCTCTCCAAATACACCCGCAGAGACGACGACGACATCTTCAGAGACGATAACTCATGCTGGTTCATAAACTCTACGCCCGCCTCCCGTAGGACGTCATAATCTTGGGGATACGAATAAGTGTTGTTGGTCGGGTCGATAATCATAAGGTCTCCTTTAGTTTTTTACGATAATAATATGGTGTATTTATGATACTCCCCGAGTAACGATAAGTCAATAGGTTTTTTTGGGGTGAATTAGCGAGATGGCGATGTTATTTTTTGGTGGGCGGGGGTCTCGTGGTTTTTGTAGTGGGTGGGAGGGAGTATATACCCCCCCTCTCATCATCATCGCACAATCACCCCCCCCCGTCGCTTATGCATTACCTACTATTATGTAATGCCTACTATTCTATCCTCACGCATAATCATAACCATAGCCGTTTCAAAAAAACGTCAGAAAATTGACGATGCACGATAAAATATTGCTTTTGCTTGTTTTTTTCGGATTTCGTTAAAAGACGATGAATTGTTCGAGTTCAGCAAAAAACACTTAACGTCGCAAAATATCGTGCTATCAACGGATTTTTCGCACAATCGACAAAGTCAAACGAAAATTAGCAAGAATATAAAAAACACCCAAAATATGTTACTTGCATTGCATAGTATTATTATACCATAATTAGGAGTAACTTGACATTTCTGAAAAATATGAAAAATTTTGACGGTTTTTTCACTCGCTTTTACTTTTTTTGATTTTTTTGTTTTAGTAGTAAGGTAAAAAAAAAAAACACCTTACTTTTACGAACTATCAAGATTTTACCATAATTTTGTTCTATTTTTGTTCATCTTTTTTATTCCGTTTTTTCCAATCATCGAAAAAGTATCTTTACGATGTAAAAAAAACAACGAAAAAGGCTATAGATTTTTGTAAAAAACATGTTATTGCTATACTACATTTTTTCGCTCTTTTTTTGACAAATTTTGAAAAATATGACAACCAGCCGACACTGATTTTTGACGTCTTTTAATCGTCTCTTAATCACTATCTCATATATGATATCGTCTCAAGCAGTATTTAATGTCGCTTTTGATGATGCTTAAGGTCAATCGATATTTATCGATATATGTAAATATTACAACAATATTATGTATAAAATATATTGACTTATAATAGTAAGCGCGCTATACTGATAATATGACGAAATAAGTAAGACGTCATTAATATCAAATCAACGAAAGGAGATTAAGATGAAGCTTAAGGATTTCGAGTTCACGCAAAGCTTCGAGTTTGGCGATACGTGTTTTGCGAAAGCGCCAACCGCGTTAAGCGCTGAGTTTGGGGTTGAGCCTGAAGTTGGAGATTGCGATAACGCGTGCACAGTCGTAGAAGTCAAAGACTTGACGCGTTACTTATCGACGCCTTTAGACGACAATTATTACGAGATGTTTGGAGTGCGCGAAGAGCAGGATGAGGGTGAGTTTTTTGACAAACTAGTGATTGTCCCGCATGAGCTTGAGAAGCGTACGTATTCAGTTGAATGCACTCTTAAACACGGCGATAGAATCGGCACGCGATGGGGCGGCGAGTGGGATTTTGGAGCTGAGTATCACTCATACGAATCACTCGATGAGGCTAGATACGCTTTTGAAGACGCAGTCGAAGAGACTAAGAAAGACTCTGACAGTAATATTACAACAATCACTATGTTATGCACTGAGACATATGAAGATTGCGACAGAGTAGTAGAGAGCGAAGTTGAGTACTTTAAGAACGAAGGTTGATATGAGCGAATTAGGACAAATCGCGGTCGACTTCCTCATCACGCTGCTGGTCGGGTTGGCGTGGGTCGGTCTAGAGGCGATATGGGGCGAGTATAAGAAGAGTGAGTGATAATATAAGAAAGGCTGAAAAGATGAGCAGTATAATCAAAGAGACGGTGCTCGGGGTGGTTCAATCAGGTGGTGGGCGCGAGCGGACGCGTATAATGAAAGTTGAGTGGGACGATGGCGAGATGCGGTACGAGGCGCGAGGGTGTAATGGCTATATGTCGCGGCGCAACGACTTGAGCTCACTGCTCGGTCAAATCGCTCGGCATGTGAGCTGTGGGTGGTATGGCAAGCGGTATAAAATTATCGGTGAGATTGAGCCGGCGCTTAAAAAACTGATTGAGACAATGGAGAATAAATGATATGAGTAAAGATTGGTACGATGTGGATGAGCTGGTCAAGATAGCGGAGCAGGCTATAGATAGAACGCTGGGCGATGGGGTCACAACGCTGAGATTAGCAAAATACAACAACCTGTTTAACGATATGTACGTGATTGAGCGAGCGATAGCGCGATTGTTAAATGATAACGAGAGCTTAAAACGTCGGCTGGCGGATGGAGTCAAGAGCATCGTTGGCGAGGACAATAGTGTACTTGTTACAGCCATCATGGCGCGAATACTGACAAGTCTTATGATTGACGCGCAACACGATTACAACAAGGCGCATCATAACAAATATTCAAATATTCATCTATTGCAGTGTAGTGCGTGCCGGCGCGAGTATTACGACTTGCGGGACGAGCAGCGACTGGAGGCTAAACGTGACGACTGACAGTAACAGTGCCGGTGCCGGTGCTAGCCTCATGCTTTACCCGTCGCAGGAGGCGTATCTAAAACGGCTCGGCGACCGACCATATTTATACGCTGGGATGGGCACGGGTAAGACTCGAATGGCGCTGGCGCTAGCCGTGAGGGGCGGGTATCGAAAGGTATTAGTCGTGACGCCGCCAAGCGTGCGCGACACGAAGCAATGGGAGGCTGAGGTGCGGGCAGTTGGATTGGAGGACTGGTTTGACGAGTTCATCGTCGTCGGGACAACATGGTTGCAGAAGTGGCGGGAGCACCGGCTGGAGCTATTCAAAGACTTCGCGGTGATAATCGACGAGGCGCATCGCATTAAAAATCCGCAAAGCCTACAAGGGCGGGGCGCGTATGAATTATGTAGGGTCGTGCGACGGTATTGGCTGCTGTCGGGTACGCCGATGCAGAATTGGAGTGAGGCGGCGAATTACGCGAAAATCACTGGGTTTGTGCGCAATAAGACGGCGTTTTATCGGCGGTACATCGTGCAAGCGCCGGCGTATGCGCACAAAGGAATGGATATCGTCGGGTATAAGCATACGGACGAGTTGGCGCGGTGGTGGAGCAATATTGCGACGCGGCTAAAGACTGAAGAGTGCGTGGAGTTGCCAAGTAAAATTGTGAAGAGGGTGTCAATACCAGTGTTGCGGGCGGCGTACCTGAAACTGATTAAGACGCGCATGACGCCGGACGGAGAGCCGCTAGACAGCGCGCCGAAACTGAATTGGGCGCTCAGAGCCGAAGCAGAAACCGCCGGCAAGAAATTGCAGTGGGCGGTTGAGAAAATTGAGGGATTAGAAATTTGCCTGGTGTTTGTGAATACGAAAAAGGCGGTGAAAGAGTTGGGCAAGCGCTTAAAGCGCGCCGGTATTAAATACGGCGTGTGGACGGGGTCAAAAAAACAGAGGTTTGAGAACTACGATGTCATGATAGTGCAGTATCAGGCAGGCGGCACCGGGCTGAATTTGCAGAAATTTAATTCTACGATATTTCTATCGCCGTGCTACAGTTATTCAGACTTCACGCAGGCGATGGCGCGCACATGGCGGGGTGGGCAAACGAGACGATGCATGTTTTATTGTTTGGAAGCAAGTAATACGATTGACGAAAGGATATATGAGGTGCTAATACAGAAGCACGATTTCGACCAAAATACATTATAATAATACATTTATATAAGGAGACGATTAAAATGGGTAAAGTGAATAGAAATAATAACGGTAAAAATGATTTAATATGGCTAACAATAGGTGTAGTCGGATGTGTGTTAGTGGGTGTTGCAGGGCTGGTATGGAAATATCGTATGCAATATATAGAAGCGGTAGACAAGCCTGATATGAATCCTGTTGTGGTGGCATACGTGCTTGGATTAACGTTACTGTTCGTCTACGGCTTGGCAGTTGGTATCGGTCGGTTTTGGTCATATATCCAGTTATTACGCTTTCCAAATAAAAAACGCCGCAACCGTCATTTAAGATGGATTATCATGCAGTGGGTAGGCGTGCCGGTGCTGGTCGTATATATGCTGTTCTTGATGTGGATGGTGGCGTTGTAAATATTATCATTGATATCTCTAAGTCAATATATATAATGAATAATATAATAAGAAAGGATTAACGACATGAGTACGCAAGCAGAGCTTGAAAAAAAACTCGAAGAAACAAATGTAAAACTCGGCGACGAGGAGCGAGGCAAGATGAATGAACGCCTTATTCAAAAAGAATATCTTCCGATGGGCGTGCATGAAGTAGGAATCAAGAAAGTTGAACTTGTTGAAGCGAAGACCGGCACGCTCGGCATTGAGTTTACAGTTGAGAAAGATAAAATGGTCGGCAGCGCGAAAATGTGGTTATCAGAAGCAGCATTGCCATATACGCTATCAAATATCGGTCAAATCGCGATACATAACGCGAAACCGGTCGACAAAGATAAAATGCGCACGATGGTCGCGCGGTTAGACACGGCGAAGTCAGGCTATGAAGTCGCAAGCAAGATGGTCGGCAAAAAAGCGTTTTACGTATTAGATTACGACCCGAAAAACAAGCATGAGAACAAGTTTGGCGAAATGGTGCCAAGCTGGCGCTCGCGATTGCTACCGTATGCACCGAAAGCTGAGACACTGAATTTAGAGCCAACCGAAGAAGTGTCTAATAACACTGTTGAGCAGACTAAACAAACGATGGGGGGCGGAGAAGAACTAGATTTAAGCGATATATCATTTTAATTAAATAATTTAGCACCTTAAAAACTACTGTATCAGATTAGCGCTTGCTAAGGTGCGTACATTAATTCTTATGCTGAAGTATTTTCATATTGGAAATGTGATATTGATAAGCCTTACTTATTACTTCTTATATTTTAGAATTCTAAAATACTAGCAAAACAACGTTTTATTACCATTCTATAAAATATCTTAGGGGCGCTAACCTGATACAGTAGGATAAAGATATGTTAGAACGGCGATTTAAGCAGAAAGTCAAACAAAAGCACAAAGACTGGATATTTATCGAGCTGATACCAGGAGCTGGCGTACCGATGGGGTTTCCAGACACGTTAGCAATTAAACCGGATGGCACATGCGCGTTTATTGAATGGAAACGTTCTAAAAATGCCCAGAAACAACCCTTGCAGCAATATTGGCACGACAAATTGGAAGAAATGCAGCACGACGTTATGTTTATATCGCCGGAAAATGAGTATAAGTTAAACAATAGAAAAGGAGACGATAATGTTTAACGAACCTATCGCGAAAGATATCGACCACTACTCGTATTCTTTTGCAAAAAATATTATTAAAAGCGGTATCGATTATGCCGCAGCAATGAAGCTCGGTCTGATTGACCATCCGGCATCGCCGGCAATGGATTTGGGGAAATTCATTCACGCGGTGTTGCTCGGCGGTGAACAGAACTTCGTTGTCAAGAGATATCCTGACTTCAGAACGAAAGAGGCGCGCGAGTGGCGTGACGCGCAAACACTGCCGATTATCGACGAGATGCAGTTTGACACAATTACATACATCGCCGATAGAATCAAAGAGCACCCTGTTGCGAGCGGGTTGCTGCTCGGCGAAAATGTAGAGCACGAAGTGAAGCTAACGGCTCAAATTAACAATCAAGAATGGGTTGGTTATGCTGACGCGCTCAAAAGAGAGAATGGCAAGGTTGTTTTTATCGTGGATTTGAAAACTACAACGCAATTTGACCGGTTCAAATACCAGGTACGCGACATGGCGTACGACTTGCAGTCGGCGGTTTATCAGGCGATTTCGCAAAATCCAGAGGCAAAGTTCTACTGGGTCATTGCTGAAACAGTTGCACCGTATCGTATCGGCGTCGCGGTGGCATCTGAACGCCTGCTCGAATACGGCTACGAAAAGCTAGCGAGCGCAAACGACGCGATTGCCGAATTCAAAAAACGCGATGGCGAGCACGATGTAAATCGCATTAACTTCAATCAAAACACGACACTAGACAGCGTGATGGTGCTCGGAGAGGATTAGTATGAATAACGATATTACTGTGGCAAAACAGCCGGTATCAACTATTCAAGACATGGTGCGCAGCGATGTTATCATCAAAGCAGCAGAGCGCGCGCTTGGCAATAAAAGCAAGCAATTTTTAACGAGTGTGCTGGCGTTAGCTAACTCTAACGCCGGTATCGCTCAGTGCGAGCCGAAATCAGTCTATAACGCGTGTCTCATTGCAGCGACGCTTGACTTACCGATTAACCAAAATCTTGGCTGGGCGCATATTGTGCCATACAAAGACAACAGTCGTGGCGGTAGAAAATACGCGCAATTTCAGATGGGGTATAAAGGCTATGTGCAGCTAGCAATGCGCACAAATCAATATGTCGCGTTAGACGCGGTAATTGTGCATGACGGCGAGTTCTTAGGGTTGGACGAAATGACTGGGCAGCCGCGGTTCAAGTTTGACTACGAAAAGCGCAATAATGATATTATCGGCTATATGGCATACTTCGAGTTAAAAAACGGTTTTCGCTCAGTCATTTATATGACCGTTGACGAGATTGAGCAGCATGCGAAAATGTATTCGCAAAGTTATATGCGCGACTTACGCACCGGACATCAAGGTAGCCGCTGGTCGCAGGACTTCAATACGATGGCGCTCAAGACTATTATTAAGCGTCTGCTCAACAATAAAGCCCCGCTCTCAACAGAGCTCGCGATGGCGATTGAGAAAGACCAGCAGGTTGACGGTAAATATTTAGATAATAGTGCTCGGGCACGGATAGTAGTTGAAAATGCACAGGTAGGAGAAGCAGATGAAGCTGAAGTGGCGAAAAAAACAGAGCAAGAGCGACCAACTGACGAAAAGGCTAAAACTAAGCAATAGAGATTACGCGAACGGCGTACGCTATATTGTAAAGACCGGTAAAGATAATCTTGATTTAGTATTTTTCAGACGCAAAGACGCTGAAGCGTATCGAAAAGTCTTACAGTTTTCATCAGGCGTTGTATCGAGCACGATAAAAAAAATTACATTAAACGAGGGTTATATAGAATGACAGATAAAGCAATTAGACGAATACTCATAACATTTATGGTAATAGGCTGTATCGGAGCAGTTTCCGGTAGTATCGCGGCGTGTCATCGGATAGTAGAAGGTGATATATGGATGGCGGCATTTGATATTGTCATTATTCTTATCAATATTGTTAACATTCTATGGCTGTATCTCTGCTTCAAAGACTGCACGAAGTCTATGAAAGAGAGGCAAAATAAGCAACGCTTGAAAAAGACTATCAAAGCTATGAGCGATGATAGTTTTGACGAAATGATAGCAGAATTAAAAAGCCTTCACGAATTTGCGAAAGGGAAACGATGACAATACCAACTGAAGACCGCACAAAGATAGAAGTATTCTTAGCCGGCGTCGGAATCGTCGGAGTGATATGGATTATCTGGATGATACCGGTAGCGGCACAAATAATAGTAACGTTTTCATTAGTGTTCATATTGATTGTACTAATTATGGATACGATGAATTATTTGGAGGATGGAGATGATTAAGAAAAATAACTCTACTGAAAATATTTGTCTATTTGGAAATATTATTCACGCTAATCGCAATAGTTTATACAGTAGAAGATGCTATTAACGGAAACTTACCGATGGCGATGCTCATGTTAATCATAACGGCAATAGGCGCATACTCGTCAAAAAGCCTTGTGGACGCCCTGAATCGCGAAAGATATAAGAGAGGAGATTGAAATGGGCTCAAGAGAAGACGGTTTAGCTGCCGCTAAAACGCTCAAGCAGAAGTTCGGAGATAATTTCTACTCTATAATAGGAGCTATGGGCGGTAGCGCATTTCGAAGAGAGCGCGCTAGAAGTTATCGGTAATGTTCATAAGAGGAGAAAATAATGTCAGCAAATAAATTCAAAATCGGTGATAAAGTAAAGGTTCGCAAAGAGCTTGTCGCAGATGAATATTATGGTGATGTGATTTGTGATATCATTATGGTGAGAATAGGCGGAAGAGTACTCACGATTAACTCTGTAAAAAGGAATTTTTATATAGTTGAGGAAAATTCCTTTTATTGGACAGACGAAATGCTAGAGCCCTTTGAGAAAACTTTAGACAATCTTTGTGCTGGTGATTTTATTAAGTCTGGAAGTAGCGTAAGAAAAGTTTTAGCGGCAGTTGATGGCTGTTACTTATTAAGCTATTCCAAAGAGTATACCTCTGCAAGTATCTGGTACACAGCTGACGAGCTTAAAGAGGATGGTTATAGCTTTATTGATTATACAATGAAGCAAGTATAGGGAGGGTGTCAAATGAGAATAGATAAAATAAACGTTAAGGAAGCAATTGTATTTTTGCTACTTGTAATAGTCATTGTGTTATTAATCATCATTTGTGCAATGGACGCTAGCTCTTTCTTATCTCGAGATGAAATTTGCCAGAAAAATTTTGGTAAAGATTATGTCTGGCAAAGCGGGTATAAAAGTGCAGATTTTTGTGTAGACAGTTCAGGAATACCAAAATACTCTAAAACATGGAACGAAAGGAAACCTAATGCGTAAAATAAAGTTTAGAGCTTGGGATGTTAACAATAAAACTTGGACATTTGTCACTCTCGGAGACCTGATATGTGGAGCATGCACAAATGATGGAGATAAACCATTAAGTGGAAATCCTCAAATCTGGGAGCAATCAACAGGACTAAAAGACAAGAACGGTAAGGAGATTTATGAAGGGGATATCGTTATATATGGTGGGTTAACATACTCTGTAAGATATGGATTGTCAAGGTTTATGCTAAGCGCGCCACGCAAGCTCTCAATTTGTCTATCGACATTGATGTATGATTGCGATACTAATCAATTGAATTGCGAGGTTGTGGGTAATATTCACGAAAACCCTGAACTATTGGAGGAGAAATGAAAACTACCCCGACATCCATACTAGACGCTTGCTGTGGTGGACGTATGTTTTACTTTGATAAAGACCATCCGAACATATTGTATATTGACCGCCGCCGTGAAACTGTCGAGATGAAAGACAGAGACAAAATCAGAACACTAGAAATCAACCCAGACTTTGTTATGGACTTTACCGATATAAAGTTTCCTGATGAATGTTTTTGTTTCGTCGTTTTCGACCCGCCCCACCTCATCAACTGCGGCAAGAATAGCTGGCTTGCCAAGAAATATGGACGCCTAGATAAACGCGTTTGGCGTGAAACCTTAAATAAGGGATTGAGCGAGTGCTTGCGAGTAGTTAAACCTGGTTGCGTTGTGGCGATGAAATGGAGTGAGGGTGATATCAAGACAATTGATATGTTGAAAGTTTTACCACAACGACCAACTTTTGGTGACAAAACCGGCAAGACGAGATGGTTGTTTTTTGTGAAAGGTAGCTATGACTAATCTTACTGTCCTAAAAAAGCAAGTCAAACAAAAGCTCGAACAAGCTAGGCTGCATAAGCAACAGAATAAGCGTAAAGACAATAATACCTGTAATCACACCTGGCAACGGTTTAAGCAGACGGTCCAACCTGAAGAACGAACGCACGACCAAATTAAGCTTGGAATGGAATATAAGGGTCAACGAGCATACTTCATTGTTATGGCTTGTACTACATGCCATATAAAGCGGTTTGTTGAGTTTAAGGTGGAGAGATAAAATGATTAATCCTATTACACTAATAGTATCACTTAGGCGGCAACGTCTAGATAAGCGAATAAATGAACTTGAAACGGAACTTCGGCGACTTAGCGCGCTTCTAAACAAAGCATGGATACATACAATGTACATCCG